AGAATTGGAAGAGATCCCATTACCCCAACTAGCATAACATCAGTTACAGGAACAGTTAACAAACCAATTGGTGTTGGAACTGGAGATGAAGATATATTTGTTGGTCCAACTACAGCTGGAAATGCTAGGGACATTGTTAAATTTACAGGACTTACTGGAGCTCCTGGAATTAGTAACGAAAAATTTTACTATATTGTAAATGCTACAGAAACTAATGTGAGTGGTAACACATCTTATGTTTCTTTTAGACTTTCAAATACTAAAAATGGCGCTCCAATTTCATTCTCATTAGATATTTCAAGTGCCACATATAATAGATCATTGGAAAAAGCAATTATCCAAGTTCCAGGCACCACACCACATGGACTACTTCTTGGAAATGAAGTTAATATTACTGGTGTTTCTTCACAAGCATACAATGGATTAATTACCATTACCGATATTATTTCACCAACTATATTTGCTTACTCTCTGCCACCAGCACAGGGATCTCCAGATATAACAAATCAGAGTATTACAAAAGTATTGAGAGTTGGGGATCCTGGATCAATTGAAGTTAAGAGAGTTAGCGCAAGTTTAACTAGTCCAAGGAATTTAGTTATTTCACCTAGCGGTCAGAACTCAACTGTAGATAATATTGCTGTTGGGATGAGAATTACAGCCGCCGGAACTAATGCCACTGCTGCTTTCCCAAATCTTGCTACTGTACCATACTTAGTCACTGGTTGGAATCCATCAACTAGAACTATTACTCTTGACCGAGATATTGCTGCTAATATCACAGCAAATAATAATAATGATGTTACATTTAGTGCTAACGTATCTGGATCAAAAGCAATCGCATTTACAAGAAGTACAGATATAACTCCAGGAACTTACACCGGACTCAATCAAGTTCAAGTTGGACAGAGAGTGAATAACGGAACAACAACAGCAATTCCATCCGGTGCCGAAATTACTGCTCTCTATTCTAGTACTCAAGATATTCCAGGAACAACAGAAGCAAATACTTACTATATCGCATCTTTAGATCTAGCACTTACAGCAAATATAACAAACTTACAAACAGTTACAGTAAATGATAATTTAGCATCACATAAATCAATAAGACTTAATAATTTTACCGGGACTCCTCTGATAGGATCAGAAATTGTTAATGTTGATGGAAGCAATAATACAATAGCAACATTTGAAACTGGAACTACTATAACATCAGTTAAAACTTATACGGTTGGAGCAACTAGTGGATATATTATTGGCGTCAGTAATGACTTGCTTACAAATTTAACAACCGGAACTGTTAAGGTATATCCAAACTCAAACGCAGGATCTGGAGGAACTGTTACTGGCAAAGTTGCTACTATCACTAGTGACGCAATTAATAATCAAAATACAGATCTCAGAGGTCAAACACAACTCACTGCTGATGTTGCTGGATGGGATCATGTTTCTCTCGCCAAAGATACTGGCGGAGCTTTATTTTTCCAACTTGGATTTGTCAAGACATGTACTGGAGCATTTGGAGCAACTACAATCACAGCAACCAATACAACAGATTTAAACCTAGTATTACCGGGATATGGAGTTTATGGAGATGGTGTTGCTCCTGGTGCTACTGTCATAAGTATATCTGGTGGTGTCATTACATTATCCAACCCAAATGTTGGAATAGTAAATGGATATGTAGGGTTTGCCAGACCAAGCAGTGTTTCTATCTTCCCTAAATACACACAGGAGTTCGGAAGAATTCTTGGCAAAACATTTGCTGAATGGTTGTTTAAAATCGCTTAATGGAGTTACTATGGATACTGAAGCACTACGCAAAAATTTTGAGGCGCAACTCAAGAAAATCAATGAACAGATTCTAGGCATTGAATCTGATTTAGAAAGAGCAAAAGAATACCGAGCAAAACTTGTCGGTGGTATGGAAACTTTAGACCTTCTTGAAAAGGGTGAAGTTCCAGAAGAAATGCCAGAAGTTACAGAGTAATCTAGATTCCCCCTTCCATAAATAGTTGAGAAGGGGGATTTTCTATGTCAGCAGTTCCGATTAATTTAACCATAGAGTCTGGTTCAGACTGGGCAGTTGAGTTTAATCTTCGTGACGAGAACGGAGATTATATTGACCTGACTGGATATACTTTAAGTTGTAAGATGGCAAGAAACTATACAACGACAACAAAGTATAGTTTAAATCCTCAGATCATAACTCCTGCCACTGGACTGATAAAACTATCCATGCCAAATACTGGTGGAACTTTAGTTACTAAAACACAGGATCTCAAACCAGGAAGATATCTTTGGAATTTATTAATCACCAATCAAGGTGGAGATACTGACAGAGTTATAGAAGGTGTAGTCGTAGTTAAACCAGGAGTTCTATGAAATACCAAGTTACATTGAGCGGCAATAATAATTACAATGTAACTCTACCAAGAGTAGATAGAAAAAAATTAGTTGATGTAGATACCACACCACCTGGAACAGATTTTGGTGATGTTGAATTATCTGTATCAGAATTGACTGACGTTGATTCTTCAAATAAACAAAATAATTATGTGTTAATCTGGAACTCAGTCACTCAAAAACATGAATATGTTCCAACATCTGAGGTTCTAGATCGTGCTGATGATATAAATGACGGATCAACCAGTTACGGAACTTATTGATTAGATAAATACAAATAGTCAAAGTATAATTGGGAACGTTAGATGGCAGCACCTAGACTTCAACTTAAAAGGGGCACAACAGCTCCAGGTTCAATTTTCTATGAGGCTGAACCAATTGTAAGATATAACAGCGGTATCACAGAACTTCACATTGGAGATGCTGGTGGTACTGGTACTGGTGCTGGAACGATTGTGGCATCGGAATCAACCTATGCTGCTGCTAGTCAGATGCTGGTTGCTGCTAGTGCTGCTGGTTCAGGTGAAGTAAGAATTTACGAAGATACTGACGACGGAACAAATTTCGTAACTCTTAAAGTTCCAGCTCTTGCTGCTAGTTATATTCTAACTCTTCCAGTAAATGATGGGGATAGCGGTCAGTTCTTAACTACAGATGGTGCTGGGGTTCTATCGTGGACAACTGCTTCCATTACAAGTTTTACAACATTTGCTGTTGGTGGAACAGCAGCAACTACAGGAACAGCAAGCATTGTTGCTGATCAAGCTGGAGACACCTTCACCTTTGCTGAAGGAGAAGGTATTGATCTCTTCACCAATGCCACAACAGATACTCTTACAATTTCTGCTGAATTAGCAACCACAACCAATCCTGGTGTGGCATCTTTTGCTGCTGCTGACTTTGCCGTAAGTGCTGGTGGTGAAGTTACAATCGCCGCTAATGCTGTTGCTCTCGGAACAGATACAACTGGTAACTATGTTGCTACAGTTTCAACATCTCTAGGTATTACTGGTGGTGCTGCTGGTTCAGAGGGAACTGCTATTTCATTAGCACTTGACATTAATGGTTTAACAACTACTGCTCTTGCTGATGCTGATCAGTTTGCTTTCTATGATGCTTCTGGCACAACTCATGGTAAGGTAAGTGCTGATGGTGTAAGAGATTATGTTCTTGGTGGAGTATCTGGAGACATTACAATTGATGCTTCTGGTGTTGCTACTATTGCTGCTAACTCAGTTGCTCTAGGAACAGATACAACTGGTAACTATATTGCTACAATTACAACCTCAGCAACTGGTGGTTTAACTGGTGGTGCTGCTGGTAGTGAAGGAACTGCTATTACTCTTGAACTCAAGAACAACGCAAACCTAACAAACAACTCAGTTCTGAAGTGGGATGCCACTAACGATCAATTAACTAATTCAATCGTTACCGATGATGGTGCTACCGTAACTATTGGTGGTAACTTAACGGTTAATGGAACTACAACTACCGTTAATACAACCAACACAGTTATTTCTGATGCTCTGATTGAGTTAGCAAATGGATCAACTGGTGCTCAAGCAGCAACTAGAGATTCTGGTATCATAATTGAGCGTGGAACTGATAGCAATGTCTTCTTCGGTTATGACGAAGGTGTTGACGTATTCGTAGCAGGAACTACAACAGCAACTGGTGCTACCAATGGTGATGTTGCTCCAACTCCAATTGCTTTCCTTGCTGGAGCATTTAACGTAAGTGATACTGCTGGAACTAACCAAGCAATCGTAAGTTACCTTGCTGCTGACGGACTCTTCACTGGTGCTGCTGCTGGTAGATATCTACAAAACGTAACAGTTGATTGTGGAGTATATTGATAAATAATAGTAATTACTATTATTCGTTATGAACCAAGTCCAAGTAGATTACGCCCTTCTGGTTGAGGTGATGACGGAGAAACTCTCTGCTCAACTCAACCAGATTGTTGCTTTAGAGGCAAGAATTAGAGCGTATGACAAAGCACTTACAGAGGCATTAAATAATGCCCCAGAAGCGAAAACCCCTTCCCGTAAAAAATCTGTAAATACAGAACAGGATGCTGGGACATATTGAATTCCTACATAGGCAAATTAAATGGCAACACCAAAAGTTCAGGTATTAAGATCAGCAGTTCCAGGAAAAGTTCCATCTACATCACAACTTGATTCAGGAGTTGTGGCCATCAATACATACGATGGCAAGATGTATTTTAAGAAAACTCAAGGAGCAACTAACACAGTTGTTGAGGTTGGAGCATCAGATGTTCGTCTAACTGAGTGTAAAATCCTTGATGATATTTCATCATCTTTTAACGGATCAACAACTCAGTTTACGATAGCATCAAGCACCCTAAAGTTTTTAAACACAGAGATTACAACAGCAGGTAGATTGTTAATTTCTGTCGGTGGTGTAATTCAGGCACCAGATCCAACACAAACAAATGGATTTTATATCAGTGGCGGAACTGATAGTATTACAGATCCAATCAAAATTAATTTCGTAGAAGCTCCAAAAGCTGGTCAACAATTTTTTGGAATTGCTTTTGGTCTTAACTCACCACCAGAAGTGGTCACTATTCCAGAAGAAAGAATTATTGCTTATTCATTAATATTAGGAGGTTGATTTGAAATGGCTAAAAGAAAGGAAGAACAATGGGTATTTGATGCCAGTGCTAAAACAGTAAAGATTCCAGGTCACATTGAAACTCACGATCTCTTGATGATTGTGAATGCTGAAGATGGCATTATTATTGCCAATCAATTTGACCCAGGCAAAGGTTGGACGAGATCACATGCTCACATTTATCCTGGTGATGCTGGATTTCCTGATCCAGATTTCCCATGGTCAATTGATGGAACTTGTACATTCACGCTAGAGTATGATACTACAGCAATGAGTGATACCGACGAACTCTCAATTTATATTGATGATGAGCGTCATGGTACTAAAGTTAGACCATTTGATTTTGGTACAGACGCTATTGAGCGTATGAGAGTTGCCAATCCTCAGTCGCTAATTGACGCTGACTTTGAATATGGATTACAGGCAACTAAGTGGCACAACTTAGGATTGAATAATAACATTCCATCATTCTACGAATCTCCTGGTTCTGGTTTAGATGTAACTGCTGTTTCTTCTGGAGGCACGGGTGGTGGCGTAACTTATTCAGTAATTACTGTAACTGTTACTGGTAACTCCCCTGCTGTTGGTGTGCCAATTTCTGTTTTTGGTTTGTCTAATTCACTTGCTGAAGGTGTGTTTGTTGTTTTAAGCAGTACAGCAACAACCTTTACATATCAAGCAAAGGGATTAATTACCGCTGGTTCAATTTATACCCCATACACAGTTGTTAAATCTGGTGGTATTTTTACTGGATCTGCTTTACCAATTTCTTCAATGTCTGGTAACGGTGTTGGTGGAGTTGTTACTGTTAATTTTTCAAGCAATCATGGATTATATCCAGGGTCTCCAATTACAGTAGTTGATTCAACCGCTGGCACACAATCACATGAAGGAAATTATTTTGTAACTTCAGTTGTTGATTCCGATACAATTACATATAGCACTGGACAAAACGTAACTAACGGTGCTATCACAATTACTAACGTTTCTGTATACGCTCGTAACGATAGCTTCTTTGTACATAGACCATTTGACGGTGGTGTGGTTATGGGACCATTCTTACCAATTTATGGTCTACAAGCAGTTAGACAGACAAAAAGATATTTCCGTTATCAGTCAGGTAAGGGATTATTCTTCTCAACAGGAACTTTATTCTCTCCTGTATTTGACATTGATTCTATCACTTATTCTTCCCCCAACGTTACAGTCACTACTCAGATTGAACATGGTTTACAACCAGGGTCTGTAGTAAAAATTTATGGTGTGACTTCAGAAAATTATAATGGAGAATTTGTAGTAAAGGCAATTACTAGTGATACCTCATTTACTTACGAACCAACAACTGCTCCTACCGTAACTCCTGCTGTATTAGAACAGCAACCAAGAATTGCTGTTGTTGAATGGAATGGCGCAGCTGTAAGAACTGGAATGTATGACGATACAAACGGATTGTTCTGGGAATTTGATGGCCAAGAATTATATGCTGTAAAACGTTCATCTACTTTCCAACTTGCTGGAACTGTAGCGGCAACTAATGGTTCAACTGCTATCACAGGAACAGGAACAAGATTCCAAGACCAAATAAGAGTTGGTGATAGTGTTACTATTCGTGGTCAAAGACATGTGGTAACAGCAATTACTTCACAGACAGCTATGACAGTTGCTCCAGAATATAGAGGATCTACTAACAGCGGTATTAAACCAACAATTGTTCGTGAACTTAGAGTTCCTAGATCTGCTTTCAACTATGACAAATTAAATGGAGAAGGTCCATCTGGATACAATGTGAGACTTGAAAAAATGCAGATGATGGCAATTCAGTGGTCATGGTATGGTGCTGGTTTTGTTGACTTCATGATTCGTGGACCATTGGGAGAATTTATTACAGCTCATCGTATGCCAGGTAATAATGTAAACGATGAAGCATACATGAGAACAGGTAACTTACCTGCCAGATATGAAGTTATAAATCAATCAGCAATTGATAAATTAGCAGTAGCATCTGGAACTTCTGGAAACCTTACTTTAGAAGATGCTAGTAGATTCCCAACTCCTAGAGCTGGTTATCCTGGATATGTCAGTATCACAAGTAACCAAGCTGGTACTGTATTCAATGAAGTTATTTCGTATACAGGAAAAACTGGAAACGCTTTAACTGGCACAACTAGAGCAGCATCATACTCTCTATTTCTAGCAGGAGCATCTAGAACTTTTTCTGGCACAACAACAGCACGAAACCACCCAATTGGATCTAGCGTAATTTTATTGAATACCACATGTGCTCCAACGATTTCACACTGGGGTTCTGCTGTAATCATGGATGGTAACTATGACCCTGACGTAGGTTATTTGTTCAACATTGCTGATTTTAACATCTCTATTGCTGGTAACTCTACAGAAACTTTATTGTTATTCAGACTTGCTCCCTCGGTAAGTAATACTTTACCAGGAAACTTAGGCGATAGGGAAGTTGTTAATAGATCAGTTATTCAACTAGCTGAACTTGAAGTTCAGAGTGATAGATCAACAGAAATTGCTGGAGTTATCAACCCAACAAATGATTTTAGTGCTTTAACTTGGGTCAATGCTTCTTCTCAAACATTAGGAACTGCTACCGCTGTATTCCAACCTTCATTTGCTCAATACGTTAATAACACCAACTTCTCTGCTGCTCCTACTGGGGGAGAGGTTATCTTTAGATACATTACTCCACCATCAAGAGCAAACAAATCTCAATTTGATTTGAGCAACGTGAAAGCATTGGAAAATGGAGTCATTGGTGGTAACGGTACATATCCAAATGGTCCTGAGGTTCTTGCTCTAGTAATTTCAAACAAAGATGCTCAGATAGCAACGATTGACTTCTCGCTTAAGTGGACGGAGGCACAGGCATAATGGCTGAATTATCAAGGTCACAGATTTTAAAAAATCCAGAAGTATTAGGTGCTGGTTCATCAGGAGCACAGATTACTCTTCGTGATGGAGATGAATCGAACTCAATGACTCTTAAAGCACCTGATTCAATTTCAACTGATTTCACTTTAACTTTTCCTAATAGCGACGGAGCATCAGGTCAGTATCTTCAAACTGATGGCAGTGGTGTATTAAGTTGGGTTGAAGCTGGATTTGCTTCTCCCGATGGAGCAGAAGGTTATATTCAGTATTATGGAGCTGGTGACTTTACTGGTGCTGCTGGAGTAACTACCGATGGCACTCATCTAACACTTAAAGCAACTGGCGAAGTAAGATTTGCTGATACTGATAGCAGTAACTATGTTGCTTTCAAATCACCAGGATCTGTTGCCGCCAACAGAACATATACTCTACCAGCATTCATTGGGTCGGATGGTCAGGTATTAAAGATTGCTGCTGGATCTTCAACAACAGCAGCGACATTAGAATGGGCAGATGATATATCAGCAACAGGTACTCTAATTGCTTCTGGTGATGCTGGTGCTATTCAATTGTCTAATGGAGATGCTGGATTTACTAATGATATTGATTTGTCATTTGATACGACTACAAATACTTTAAACACTGTCAATATTACTGCCACTGGAGCGGTATCAGTTACTGGTGCTTTATCTGGAGGATCACTTACCGTAGACAATATTTCTGTAAATACAAATACTATTTCAGCGTCTACTGGTGATATAATCTTAGACCCAGCAACAACTAACCCAGTTAGTATTGCTGGTGGATCTCCATTAAGATTGTATGGAAGCACTACACCATTAAATTACGTTGGTCTTGCTGTACCAGCAACAATCACTGCTGATTATACTTTAACTCTTCCCGCAGCTATTGGTGCTGCTGATGATATTCTGGCAATTGATGGCACAGGTCAATTATCATTTATCAATAATTACAGGACAATTAATTTTATTATTGATGGTGGTGGTGTGCTTATAAGCACTGGTCAAAAGGGACACGTTGTTGTAGATTTTGATTGTACAATACTTAGTTGGACTATTTTAGCGGATGTTGCTGGAACAATTACTGTTGATGTTTGGAAAAGTAATTATACAAATTTTTCAACAACTGTGCCTGGATCAGGAGATAGCATGGTAGGAGGAGGTACTAAACCAGCAATATCAACAGGAAATAAAAACCAATCATTATCTCCAAATTGGACAACTCTCACAATTACTGCTGGAGATATTTTAGCATTTAACGTAGACAGCATTACTTCTATTAATAGATGTACATTATCACTAAAAGTAAAACTCACTTAATATCATGGCAGTAGCATACAGAACAATTTCAGCATCAGCTGCTGTGGCATCAGGAACACTTACTTTGACTGAGCCAACTGGGGCAGTAACAAATGATTTATTGATTGCTTGTATCGGATACAGAGGTACTTCAGCAACAGCGCCAACTCTTCCTGCTGGATGGGTTCAAATTCAAAAACAATTTATTAGTAATACAGCAACTACAACAGCTAACGCTGGATCATCTATAATAATGGCATATATCAAAAGAGGAGCAACAGCGCCAAGTTTCGCTTTTGCTGGATTTAACAACGCAGCAATTGGTAGAGTGTTGAGGTTGGATGGTCAAGATTTAAACAATCCGATTGATTCAAGCACTTCTCTTCTCATCAACACTGCCGCATTGACGGGATCAACAGCTGCTATTAATATGGGTAGAACCGAAGGCATGTGGATTGGGTGCGCTTCTGCTGGATCAGAAGGTGTGAATGGTGCTGCCTATTCAAACCACGTATTGAATACTGGTGCTACGGCAATGACAGAAGTTGGAGATAATAGCACTACCAACGGAGCTGACGTTGACTTAGGAATTGCTTATCTTGAGAGTAGTGCTTCTACTTTAGAAACCAGATCTTATGCGTGGACTCACTCAGTTTCCTCAAGATACGCAGCAGCATTAGTTCATATTAAACCAGGAGCAACCGAAGCTATCAGATCTTTCGTAGTTATCTGTTAGATAAATACTTAAAAAGTAGGTTGTAAGAATGGCTCAACCATCAACTCGGGCAGAGTTTACCGATTATTGCTTGAGAAAACTTGGAGCACCAGTATTAGAAATCAACGTTGATGACGATCAAGTTGATGATCTAATTGATGATGCTATTCAATTTTATCAAGAATATCACTTTGATGGTGTTGAGAGAATGTATCTCAAGCATAAATTAACTGCCGAGGAGATCACAAGATTTAAAGAATCAAATCAAAATACATTAGGACCAAACGATACTCCACCTCCAACTACAGATGATACTTGGGAAGAAAGAAATAACTTTCTTCAAGTGCCAGATCATGTGATTGGAATCTCTCAGGTGTGGGGTCTGTCAAGCAGTACCATTCGTGGTAGTTTGTTTAGCATTGAGTATAGAATATTTCTAGATGATTTGTATTCGTTTGGATCAGTTGATCTTTTAAATTATTATATGGTCAAGCAATATCTTGAAAGTATTGATATGATCATCAATAGTGGTTCTCTTGTTGGATTCAGATTTAACAAGAGACAAGATAGACTTTACATTGATGTTGATCCTTCTTTCTTAACTGAAGATAACTATCTAATCATTGAGTGCCATCGTGCTCTCAATCCAGCATCATGGTCTCAGGTTTGGAATGATTCATTCCTCAAGAAGTATGCGACTGCTCTCATCAAAAGGCAGTGGGGTCAGAACATGATCAAGTTTAATAATGTTCAACTTCCTGGTGGAGTCACAATGAATGGTCGTCAATTATTTGAAGACGGCAATACTGAAGTTCTTGCTCTGGAAGAAAAGATGATGACACATTATCAACTCCCACCTCTAGATATGATAGGTTGATATGCCAACAAGTCACTACTTTCCTCTCTACTATCAAAACAATAGTAGCGAAACAAATTTAATTCAAAATCTTGTAGACGAGCAGATTAAATTGTTCGGTAGTGACATCTATTATATTACAAGAAAAACATTTACTGACAATGCTCTAAATGATATTGTTCATTCAGAGTTCAGTGAGAAGATTGTCATTGAGGCAATGCTTCAGAATGTTGAGGGTTTTGGCGAGCAGTCAGAATTCATCAGTAAGTTTGGACTGAGAGTTACTGACGAAATAACATTCACAATGTCAGTCAGAAGATGGGATGAAGAAAGTCTCAGACTCAAAAATTTAAAAGTTCCATCAAGACCTAATGAAGGAGATCTAGTTTACTTTCCACTAACTGGAGATCTATACGAAATCAAGTTCGTAGAAAGAGAAACTCCATTCTACCAACTCGGTCAACTATACTACTTTAGCATGACCTGTGAAATCTATGAGGTTGGTAGTGATGATATTAACACAGGTATTCCAGAAATAGACGATATAGAAACCGACAATGATTACTCAATCACTCTTGTTCTCGCTGATGGCGGCACTGGTAATTACTACGTTGGTGATGTGGTTGAATACCATAATGTAACCACCATTCTGAATAACACTTCTTATACACCAACTGGTATCACAGCAGAAGTTGCTTCTTGGGATGCTCCATCGCAGACTCTCAAACTCATCAATATTAATGGCGACTATGATGAGGATTATGCTATCCTCAAGAAATTTAATTCCGATTACACCAGCGATGGTATCTGGATCATTGGACCTCAGGAAGAATTTACTGAGTTGGAGAATACAAATACTGAATATGATGACAATAAATATATTGAAGAAGCCGCGGATGATATTCTGGACTGGTCAGAAAGCAATCCATTTGGCGAATTTGGTAACATGAATGGTAACTTCTAATGCTTGGAACTCATTTTTATAACGAAGCAGTTGCTAAGACCATCAAAGGTTTTGGAACTCTCTTTAATAATATCACACTAGAAACTGCTGATCCACAGGACGGATCTGTAATTACTAGACAGAAGGTTCCTCTGGCATATGGACCAAAAAATAAGTTTGTAACTAGATTAGAAGAGAATCCAGAACTGCGTAAGGTTGCTATCACGCTTCCTCGTATCTACTTTGAGATGACAGGCATCTCATATGATTCTGCTAGGAAGACAAGTCCAACTAAGAAAGTATTCAATACTTCAGAGAGTGACGGGGAAAGAACTGACCCAGCATTGATCAAGCAATATGTTCCTGTTCCATACAATATGGAATTTGAACTAGGAATCTTAGCAAAGTCTCAGACAGATGGACTTCAGATTCTAGAACAGATTCTACCATTCTTTCAACCATCATTTAATATTAACATCAACTTCATTCCTGAGATGGAAGAGGTAAAGGATGTTCACATTAATTTAAACAATGTAGATTATGAAGATGACTGGGATGATGATTTTCTACAGAGAAGATTGATCACTTGGACTCTCAGATTTACTGCCAAGTCATACATCTACGGACCTTACACCAAGGCAGATGTCATTCGTAAGGCACTGGTCTACGAAACTGCTGGTGGTATTGAAACGCCAAGACGAGCTGTGAAGATCGTCAAGGAAGTTGAGGCACTCAAAGATTACGATGGTGATGGTGATATTGATACAGCAGATCGTAATCTAGTTTCACCAGAGGATGTATTTGGTGATGACTTTGGATTTAGTGAAGGTATCTTTATTGGAGATGAGGCACAAGAATGATGAACGAATTTGAAAAGACAATGGAAGAAACATTTGATATTCAAGTAGAGCAGTCTGCTCCTATTCAGGAATTCAAGCAGGCAAGAAAGAATACAAATATTAATGATAGGGACAAAGACTACGAGTATGTTCGTGGTTCATTGTATGATCTGATTGAGAAGGGTCAGGAGGCGGTTAACGGCGCTCTGGAGATCGCTCAAGAGTCGGGGCATCCTCGTGCCTTTGAGGTGGCAGGAAACCTCATCAAGCAGACCACAGAGATGGCTGAGAAGCTTACTGATCTACACCGCAAGATGAAGGATCTAAATGCTGAGGAATCTGGACCAAAGAGTGTAACAAATAATAATTCAATGTTCATCGGTAGCACATCTGATTTACAGAAGATGCTGAAGTCAATGGGCGTCAAGAATAAATAAAAGTAAAAATGTCTTATATTAGACACGATAAAGATTGTAATCCAGTTGTCACGCAACCATCTTCAACCTCAGTAACTCTGTATGCTGGAACTGAGGGATGGTCAACTATTACATATGATGTCTGGAATGGTGATTATGTTGCCAGACTATCAAACAATACAACAAGAACACCAGGAACTTATCAGGCAAGAAATGCTGATAATACTCCAAGAACTCCTGGAACATATCAGCGTCATGATAAAGATAACAATCCGGTATTAATCTAATGGCACAATATAGCAAGTATTAC